ACAGAAGATTGCAATTGCTGGTAAGCAGCTCCCGTGTCTATCTCTCCTAATAAAGCATAGTTAGCCTCTCTCCAAGCTGATATTGAATCGAACTGAGAGATTATCGAATCTGCTGTAGATATAGCATCTACCTTCTTATCGAATTGATTATTGACAGCAGCCAAAATAGACCCTGTTACATAGGTAGCTCCGTAAATCTCACTGATATGGAACTCGTTTGTGTTCCTTATCTCTGCTCCTATAATCGTATTTACCAATGACTGATATGCATCAATTCTATCGCCAATCAATGTTTTTGCTCTAGCCGGTGCCTGAATAATCTGAATAGTTTGAGCAGCAAGTGATACAGGCTCACCTATCAGAATGTCTATGGAGCCATTGATAGAATTGAAAATCGTATCAAACTGGTATTTGACGTTCGCCTGTGTATCTGCAATCGGCTGTAATGCAGATTTCAAATCCTTCAGAAGTCTAAGTGAAGAATTACGGAGATTTACCCTATTGATTGTCTTTGCTGTATCTACTTCCTCTGCAAACTCTTCAGAGTTGATATCATTATAAGCGTCAATAGCAGTAATTACATTACTCGCAGCATCTTCCTGAGATGCAGGATATACAAGACCGATTGTCTCCCAAAAAGTAACCTCAAATATGGCTTGGTTAGAAGCTGTTTTCAGGTCATCTCTACGAGAAATAGTCCCATAAGGAACCACATCAATAACACCATATATGGGATGCTCTAATTTCCCCTGCCCTCTTTCAAGAAGGATAGTCTCGAATGTGTTTGAAGTTGTATCGTAGTCATCACCCCAAAATATCATTCTCAATGGGTATTTGCGGCCAGAGTGTCCTAAATCCTGCACATAAGTACCATCAGCATCAGGGAAATTAAACCCTGCTGTGTTCTTGTCTACAGTGAAGCTTACATCCTCGTAATCAAATACGATCCTAGTCCCGGATGGGGATGTATATGCAGCTTCTCTTATTCTATCGTTCCAAGCCATCAGAAGTTACCAGAATTCACTAATTGAAGGTTTGGCCCCATGCTACCCTTGGTAACTTCAGCGCGGCCTGTCTGGTCTTTAATCGTTACCTCGGAGGTAGTAGTTGTATTAGTCTCGCTGATAGCGGTAGCAGTCCTAGCTTGAGGGCTTACAACTTGCGCACCAGCGGCACCTTGCTGTGCTGTCTGCTCTCCACCACCAAAACCGAAGAATCCAGTAATTTTGTCCCAATTCTTAGAGATGTAATCAATACCTTCCTTGATTAGATTAACTGACTTCGTAATGATAAATATCACGATTCCCAATGGGCCTAGCAATGCTTTAGCAATTAGAGGAAGCTTTACAAACCAGTTATAGACTTCCTTTGAATACACAATCAATACAGCCATAGCAGCGATAAGCGCAATGACTGCCATTACGATTAGAACAATCGGATTCAATGCAAGCACGATATTTACGGCAGTCATTACTACGGTAAATATCTTTAGGATAGCAATCAGAACAACAAGGACAGCAACGAATTTTGCAATAGGCTCTCCATACTGCACAAGGAATGCGATAGCCTTGCCAAGTCCTGTCATTATATCTATAGCGCGATCAAGCAGAGAGTACTCTTTATTCATTGCCTGAATCTTAGCAACCAATTTCTCTATTGCGTCTTTTGCATTCTTAGCGAATTCAGTTACCTTTGTCTGGATAAGCTCTTTATTGCTTGCAACCCAATCCCTTACCTTTTGCGTAATGTCGATAGCGTATTTGATTAAGTCCTTAACTGTAGGTGCCAGCTCCTTGCCAATATCAGCAGCGGCAAGTGATACGTTATCAGATAGTGTTGACAGCAAGCCTGATGTTGTTCTGCTGGCAATCTCCATGCCTTTGTAGAATACGCCACCTTCTGAGGTCATCTTCTGGAATGCTGCTGATAATTGAGCAGTGCTTACCTTTCCTGTGCTAATCATCTTGAAGAATGCGGCATTCACCTTCACACCCATAGATTTTGCAAGCTCAGAGAAGATAGGTACACCAGCCTCTGCGATCATGTTCAAGGATTCCATATCAACCTTGCCCTTGAGCATGGCCTTAGTGAAACCTCTAGTGATTGAGTCTAATTTTTGAGCATTACCGCCTGCTGTATCACCAAGCATCTTTAGAGTGTCTACAGTCTTTTGAATGTCCCCATTCATGACAGGCAGTAATTGTTTTGTAGCGGATGAAATATCCTCAAACTCGAATGGAGTTTCAGCAGCGGCCTTATTCAATTCTTCAATAAGTAGTCTAGCTCTTTCAGCACCACCCATTAGTGGCGTGAAAGCAGCTTCTGCATCTTCGATTTTTGAGTATTGGCTTACTAGATAAGCGATACCACCGGCAGCAATTGTTGCAAATGCACCAGCACCAACAACCGCTGTTTTTGCCAGACCTGCAAATTTTCCAGATATACGGTCAACTCTGTGGCCGATTCCTCTTAGACCAGCCTCGATAGAGCGTGTCATTTTACTGACGCTATTTTGCATAGCAGATACAGGCGCTGAAACTTTGTCAATCGCCTTAAAAATCGCCTCAACGCTGAATCTGTTTGCCATATTTACCTCGGCTTTGAATGCGCCTTTAGCTCTGCTCTAAGCCCTTCATAGAAGAATTTTATCTCACTTGCCTTAAGAGTCCTAACATCATTCAATCCTGAGTAGTCTCTTGCAACCTGTAAAAACATCTCAGTATATACAGGTTGGTATCTGTGTTCGCCTTTTGGCAGTTTTGCATCCTCCCCTCGGCGTACAAGGGGAGTCTGCACTAGCCCAAAAAAAGTGTTGTAATAGCAATGCAAACTTTCAAGTCTGCATTCTTCATCTTACTAAATGTAGATGCGTCTGTGCGTGTAATCTCACCCATAAGCGCATACATTTTCCCAATGTCTTCGTTTTTCTTCCGGCGATCCATCGCCATCAAGGAAGCACCAGTAGGCTCGTGGAATACCAGTTTTTCACCACCACGCTTAGGTGTGTATTCAGGCTCACCGTTATCATTGATAATCATGCTACCCTCACAGATTGCATCAATGAAACGCTTTTTCTGTTGCTCAAAACCTTTTTTGTCCTCTTCAGAAATAGATTCCAGGCTGAAATCCAAATCCATAGCATCAGCGAATTTCTCGAATTCAGCTTCTGCTACATCAATACCAACTTTAGGTGTAGTTTGTTTCGTCATGATAGCCCCAGTTTAGTGGTGCCACGCAACCGCAAAGCGGCCAAGGGTTAGGGCGGAACCTGCGCGGCATAGAACCCTATAAACTTACTGCTTTGTCAGAACACCCGGCCCCATCAGCGAAACAGATGCTGTTGCACTCTGAGAACTTACCTGCAATTCGCCGCTGATAATTGCAGAGCCTTGGTAAACATTACCGGATGCATATGTAATTGCGATAGGGAAAAAATCGTTCCTATTGGAAAGAGTTTGCAGGAATTCATGGTCTCCCCTGTCATCATCAACCTCTATAGTCAACCCATCCAGAGAGAGAGGAACACGGGTTTTGATGATATTTTGATGATACGGGCAGTTCCATTTCCGTTTGCCTGTACTTCATTCTCAAAACCTCCTAGCTTTCTCTGAGATTCAGCATCAGCAGCAACGGCAAATTCCCTGCCATCCATAGTGATAGATTCGATACTTCCGCCAGTAGCAGCCATTATTTATCTCCTTAAACTGTGGCCTGAGAGCCGAAATAGAACCCGAAGTTCAAGTCAATAGACTTAACGTTGGTATTCCCGCTAATCGCAATCGTGGTCGCTACGTTCAATCTCTTAGGATTGGTTGGGTCGATTTCAGCGAATGTATTAGCTTTTGCTGTGTCAGGGTCAGAGATGATTGCATTCAGACCCAAGCTGTCAATCATTGCACATACAGCAGCAACAGCAGTTTTCGGCTTCTTAGCTGTGGGGTTCACTGTAGGCTGATTGTCAGGAATCAGAGGTGCGCCGTCCCATTCAGCAGTGTTGAAAATAATGTCAAGGTTGAAGATGATGTTCATTACCTTAACAATGTCAACAACAAACCGATAAGCAGGATTGGTATCTCCAGTAGGATGGTAAAAGGTCACAACATCTGAGATGTTGATAACGCCATCTTTTACCTCGATAGTAGAGCTACCAGCTTTGACAGCAGTATCTCTTTCTGTATAAGACCATTGTTCAGAATCAAGGCCTGGAACCAAGCCTGTAGCATCCTGACTTCCATAATCTTGAGGAGGGTTATTATTAGCTACCACTGCAATCCTAGCCAATTGTCTAGCAGCAACAACAAAAGGCAAGTCATGCGATCCAGGGGCAACCAATTGAGCGTTTACACGGTCAGTCTTGCGCGCATCAGATACCACGATTGCATTTGCAACTGTGGTTGCTGTGTTGCCAGTAAACACAACACAAGGCTTGCGAACCAGCGCACCCCAGCGGCCTTCT